AATCTTGTTGGTTATGTAAATGGTCAACCTTACTATGGTGATTTTCATATCCATGAAAGAGAAGATGGATCCATAGTTAAAATGGTTGGTATAGCTCATACAACAACTCCTCATGACATAATATATGACACAGTTCAGGAGAGTCTAGGATAATGCCAGTAACACCGACCTCATTTAGCAATATTAAAGTAGGATATATCAGTGAAACCGATGGATATATTCAGAACGTGTCGATTTCTGATGCAAATGTGTATGCAGAATCAAATCCTGATACAGAATTTATTTTTATTGATGGTGATGAGAAGGTTAGATTTTTGACAATTAATGAAGTCAACGCACTAACTCCCAAAGATTTATTGAGATCTGATCCTTGTTTAACTGGTGATCAACCTTGTGGCCCTCCATCTCTTAAATTTTTTGGAGGTGGTGGTGTAGGAGCAAGTGCCAATCCAGTTGTAGATAGCAGTGGTAATTTAATTGCAGTTGACCTTGTGAGTGGAGGTTTTGGATATCAAACACCTCCTCAAGTTCAAGTGATTGATCCTTGCAACAATGGTAGTGGTGCTGTATTACAAACAATATTAGGAACTGATGATTTAGCTGGAGTTGTTGTTCAAGTAATTATTAAAGATAGTGGTCAGGGATATCTCCCACCAGCACAAACAGTTCCACAATATCCTGCTGTTCTTGAACTGACAGGTGTAACTGTGACTAATCCAGGCTTCAACCATAATTGTGGAGTTGATACGATAGAAGTAATACCCAGTAACGGAACTATTCTATCTTATAATTGTGATCCATTTGGTAAAATAAAGTCTGTCTCTGTTGATAAGTCAGGTAGATTTACAGAGTTACCAAGAATTAGAATGAATACAGAAACTGGATTTAATGCGACCTTTGTTCCTGATTTCAGTATTATTCGTGACCCACAACCAGTTGAACCTGTAATAACAGATGTTGTTCAAGTATTTGATTTGGTTGGATTAAATATTAATGGTTATGTTGATGGCAAACCTTATTATGGTAATGTTTATTTTGAAAGAGGTATTAAGTATGCAGGAACTTCTGATAAATCTAGAACTGATATTGTGGTGTATAACACCAGACTTGAGAGTCTTCAAAGAAGAGTTGTTGCAGGAAGCACTGTTGCTGTAAGTCAGGTGGAAGAGACAGAAGTTGAACAAGACACTATTGAAGCTATAAGTTCTCCATCAAGAGGAAGTTACTCAACCACACCAATAAGTGCTCCATCAACAACACCAGCTACTCCAAGCACAACAACAACACCATCAACTGGTGGTGGATATTCTACACCATCAACACCTGCACCTGCACCTGCACCATCAACACCATCAACACCAGCACCACCATCATCTAGCCCACCTAGTGGTGGCGGTGGCGGTGGCTACGGAGGAGGATACTAATGTCTGAGAAAAAAAATTATTGGAGCCAAGTTTGGAGTGCCATGAATGGTGCTATAACTTTTGGTAAATTAAGCCCAAAGGGTGACGTAACTTCTAGTGTTCATATTCAAGCACTTGATGGAAGACACTTTATGTCATTTGATGAAGATGGTGAACGCACAGGATATACCTTACTAAGTTCACCTGGTTCTACTTTTATTCACTCTGGTGAAGATTTAGAGCAACAGCAAGAGGCAGTCATGATTCTTGCTAAAAACGGTGACATACATCTCAAGGCAACTAAAGGAAAGATTAAATTAGAGGCACTTGATATTGAGCTTGTTGCCAATGGTAATGCTCCACAAGGTGTTATTTGGGCAAACGCAAATGAGACCTTGAAACTTGACTCAAAAAATGTTACAATAGATGGAAAGCAATCTTTAAAGATTATGACATCTGGTTTGCTAACGATGAGAGGTGGTCTTGGAACTCAAATGTTATCACCACTTATCGAAGGAATCTCTCGTGCATTAACGAAAGATAAACTACCAGAACCAGCAGAAACAAATTCAAAGAGTATCTAACATGGCATTTGCATTCGACGAAATATTTGCATACGGTGGGCAACTTATTGTTGCTGCTAAGAAAAGAGTTCCTAAAGCATTAGGAATAGGAAACGATAAAATTGATCACTCTGCATATATTGAGGGTAATACTCAGATTGGAAAGGTAAATGCTTTTTCAAGTGCTAGTGCTACTTTAATGGTTGGTAGAGAGGGAACCAAAGGAACAAGTCTTGCTATAAACACGAAGGGTAATCAAAAGATAGATGGTGACGGTGGAACCGCTAATGGATTAAGAGTTAGTGGTGGTAGTTCAGTCAATGCAGTTTATATTGAAGGTGATTTGTATGTAAGTGGAGCTACTGATTGTGGTAACAAAGGTAGACTCGCTTCAAGATTTAGTGCTGCTGATGGTAAACCAAAACCATTTGATATCAAACACCCAAGTAAAGAAGGATGGAGACTTAGATATGCTTGTATTGAAGGCCCAGAGGTGGGTGTGTATTGTAGAGGTAGAGTTAGAGGAGAGAAAATAATTAAACTACCAGACTATTGGAAAGATCTTGTTGATGTTGAAAGTATTTCAGTTCAGTTGCAGCCAATCGGTGCACATCAAGACGTAATTGTAAAAAGATGGGATAGCGAATTTGTTTACTTACAAGCACAGGGTGGAATGCCTGTAAATTGTTTCTATCATGTATATGCTGCAAGAAAAGATGTGAATCCATTATATGTTGAGTATCAAGGTGAGAGTTGGAAAGATTATCCTGATCCAAACTTTAACCCTGAGATTACACCAGAGAATCCAAACTTTAATGATCCAGAGTATAGAACTAAGAGGAATACTATAACGATTTGAAAAAATTAATTTATATAGAGGAGAATTTTATATCTCCTAGTGAATGCCAACAACTAATAGAACTTTCTAAATCAAATAAAGAAGAACTTCCCTATGGTGATGAGAGTAGGGGTGGGAATACATATCTCACAACTCTTGGTGGAATTTATTTTGATGAAGATGAAAATAATGTAGTTAATAAGGTAACAGATCTATGTAAAACTTTTGATGATAGAGTGATCGTAGATTACGCAGGTGTAGTGAGATGGCCTGTCGGCACATTTATGAAACCTCATATTGATCCACATAGACCTGACCAAGAACCTGATTTGTTTGCAGCTGTTCTTTATTTGAATGATGATTATACTGGAGGTCATACTGGATTTGAAGAGTCTGAAATCAAACCAGAGACAGGAAAATTGCTTGTTTTTTCTAACTCAATTTACAAACATCATGTTACTAAAATTGAGGGAGCAGAGAGATTCGCTCTTAACATATGGTATAATAGAAAATGAAGAAATTACTTTATGTTGAAGAGGAGTTTTTAAATCCTACCTTATGTAAACCGTTTATTGATCTTCACATCGAAGAAAACGACACTTTTTTAGAAGCGGTAACACACTCAAATTCTAATGAGAGTTTGAGTTATTCTCCTGATATACCAGAGGTGGATGGTGATTATGGTGCAATCTATCTTGGTGGAGATGTCAAACCTGTGGATATTAAACTATCAAAGGATGAACTATTTGCTGGTGTTATTGGAAACGTGACTAAAATTTGTAAGTCATTTCATAATAATATACAGTTGGATTATTGTGGTGTTATAAGATGGCCCACTGGCACATTCATGAAACCTCATTATGATAAGTCTGAAATGTACAGCCCAAATGTGCTTGCAGCGTTTCTTTACTTAAATGATGATTATGTTGGAGGTCATACTCAATTTGATAATTTAGATGCGAGTGTATGGTATGATGTAAAACCAAGAACAGGTAAATTGTTAATATTTTCTAATAGAGAATACTTACATCATGTTAGTAGGGTTGAGTCGGGAACCAGATACGTTTTATCTTTTTGGTTCAATGCCAGCGTATCATCATAAAAAAACAGGAAAAAGATTTTTCTTTATTCATGTTCCTAGAACTGCTGGTAGGTTTTTGCAAGAAAATATAAAACAAAATGGATTT